GCCTTTAAGGCGATCACCGTAGGCGACCTGGATGAAGGAATTTTAACACCCGATAAGTTTGACCGCTTCGTAGAGACGGTCCAGCACCGGACCGTGATTTTGCAGGAGGCAAGATTTATCCCAATGGCCGCCCAGCAGGTCGACATCGACCGCGTAGGCTTCGTAGGGAGGATTTTGAAATCAGGGACCGACACATCAGGAGTTGACCGCGACCTGGCAGACGGCGAACACGTAAAACCAGTTTTCGCCACCAACAAACTGATCGCCAAAGAGCTCCAGGCGATCACCGGAATCAAGGACAACGCGCTGCGCCGAAACATTGAAAGGGGAGGATTCGAAAACACCCTGATCAGCCTTTTCGGCGAAGCGGCAGGCCGGGACCTGGAAGAATGGTTCCTCCTGGCAAACACCGACATCGCATTCGAAACCGACGAAATTCTAAGCCTCACCGACGGCTGGACCAAGCGGGCAGCCAATAAGATTTACGGCGGAAGCGGCGGAGACTTCAACCCCGCGGATTCCGATAATTGGCCCGAGAACATGTTTGACGCCCTGATCGCCGCGGTACCGAAGCAATACCTGCAGAACAGAGCCGAATGGCGCATTTACGTAGATTGGAGCATCGAGAACGCCTACCGAAACCTGCTCAAGAAGCGCGGGACCCAGCTTGGGGACCAGGCGATGACCGGAGCAGCCCCGATACCTTACAAGGGCGTCCCGATCACCTACGTGCCCATGCTCGAGCGCAGCGCATCATACCCGACCGGCGCCGGAAGAGTAGCCATGCTACAGCACCCGGACAACATGGTTTGGGGACTTTTCCACGAAGTAACCATCGAGCGCGACCGGATTCCGAAATCGCGCCGCACCGATTTTGTTTTGACCATCGAGGGCGACGCCGACTACGAGGACGAAAACGCAGCCGTCGTAGCGCTGGTCGACCAGGATTCACCCGGCAGCTAATTAACCTAAAGACGGAGGCGGGCGGAGGAAGCCCTCCGCCCAGCAGTTATGAATACCAAGATCGCAGAAGCCATCCTAATCGAAGGGACCAACCGCCAGGAATACTGCGGTTACCCGATCATAAAGGAAAGCACGCAGGCCAGGAAAGTAGCGATCCTTGACAAAAGCATAACGGTAAGCCCCGCCCAGCTGATCCAGGGCTTCAAATGGCTGGGACGCTGGGAAGCGATAAGCCCTTTCCGGCCATACCAGGAGCTGGCCAGCGACTTCATGAAAGGCAAAAGCCAGCAGGAAATCATAAACCTGGGCCTCGGGGACCTACGCATACCGCTGTTCGACCCGCGGCTGATTTTCGTTTTAACGAACGAAAGGACCACCAAAATGCTCAAGCGCTACCAGGAGCTAAAGGCCGAATGGGACCCGAGGATCGCATTCATCGCGGCAGCTTGGGAGACCAAACCGCTGATCAAGCCGTTACCGGCAGAAAAGTGGATCATATAAAATGCAAAAAACCCGGCTAAATTTAGGAGCAGGCAACCTGATCGAGGACCCGACCAAATGGATTAATCACGACCGGATGAAACACCGGCCGGAGATCGACGCGGTCTGGGACCTTAACCAGCTGCCATGGCCCTGGAGGACCGGCAGCATGGAACAGATTACGGCCAAAGCCGTTTTCGAGCACATCGACATCGACCTTCTAAAGGCGATCGACGAATGCTGGCGGATTTTACGGCCGGGCGGCATTTTATACGTCAAGCTACCAAACGCGGAGGACTACATTGGCTGCTGGGGAGACCCGACCCACCGGAGGCCCTTCACCCTGAGTTTCACCAGCATTTTCGATTACAAGTCAAAAAACACCGGCAACAACTTTTACACCACCCGGAAGTGGAAGATCAGGAAAAAGGGCGGCACCGGAAAGCAGAACAGCCAGGGAATTTGGTCCAGCATTTTTGCAGAAATGGAGAAGGTCAGATGATCCACATCATTCGGAGCGGGCCAGGAGACACCAGCATCCTAAGCCGCAAAGCCAGAATCTTAGTGAAGGAGCTCGGCTGGAGCATTTCAAGCCACCCGGACCCGGGCGCCCGCCTAAATTACGCATTGCCATATTTAGACGGACGTAACGATTTAAAGGGCCTGCCATTCGCCGCATATTTTACGCACCGGGAGGATTGCATCGCGGCGAAGGTAGCGATCTGGGAAGAGCGGGCCCGGAAAGCGATTTTAAGGATCACTTCAGCCCAGCAATATTACGAGGACCTGGCCAGCTACGGAGCCACAGCAAAAATTACCCCACCGCTCGACCGCGAAAAGTTTCAACCGATCAAAACCAGGAAAAGCCCCGGCAACAAAGTGGGCGTAGCGGGATTCGTTTACCAGGGAGGCCGCAAAGGCGAAACCCTACTAAAAGAGGCGATCGCCAAAACAGGAGGCGAATTCGATTACCAGGCCGCCGGAAAAGGCTGGCCGATACCGGCCAAATTGCTACCATACGACCGGCTGCAAGAATTTTACCAGGGAATCGACATCCTGCTTTGCACCGCCCTGATCGAAGGAATTCCATACCCACCGCTGGAGGCGCTCGCCTGCGGGAAAAAAATAGTGATCCCGGCCGGAGTAGGACTTTTAGACGAGCTACCAGACATCCCAGGAATCGAGCGCTACGAGGCCGGAAATGTCAACAAAATGATCGAGGCCCTCACCAGGGCCAGGGAAACAAAAGCGGACCCGGAAGAGCTCCGCGAAGCGACCGCCAGGTTCACCGACGAAGCATGGGCGGAGGGACACGCCAAAGCCTTTGCCGAAATCGAGGACATGGTCCAGCAAACCGGGAAAGCCCGGCGCCGAAACAAAAGGCAGGACCGCGGAATATACGTCGTCGCCTACGGCGCCGCAGCCCGGCGCTGCGCCAGGGCCCTGATTCGCAGCATAAATCAATTCATGCCGGAAACCCAGGTCGCGGTCGCCTCGGATAAGCCGCTCCCGGAAGCCGACGTCCACGTAAACCATGAAAGCCCAGGAGTTGGCGCCAGGAACACAAAGCTCGCCGCTTACGAATTAGCACCCCAGGAATGGAAGCAGGTCATTTATTTAGACGCGGACACGGAGCTAACCGAAAGCATAGAGCATTTATTTTACTGCCTGGAAGCAGGCTGGGAAATGGTTTTCACGAAGGACATAAACAGCCGGGACACGGTCCCATACCTGAAGCGCAATAAAGACGCCGCGGATTACAACGAAACGCGGGAGCTGGTCGGAGCAGACGATGAAATCGCTCTGGCGGGCGGAGTTTGGGCCTTTCGCCGCGGGCCAGGTTCAAAGAGATACCTGGCGACATGGCAAGCCGAATGGGGAAGCGGCAAATACCGCGACCAGCCGTCCATGCTCCGGGCCTACTACAAGACGAAAGTCAGGGCGATCGTCCTGGGCAGCGAATGGAACAGCTTTACAAACAACCGCCACGAAAACCGGGCAGAGATCATAAGACACCACAGCGGAGGGACAGCAAGAACCCGGACCAGGACGCCGCGGGAATTTGAACTAACCGTCGTGAACACCAGCCCGAAGCCGATCGAAAGAGCGGGCCTGCTATTTATGCCGAACTCGCCGGTCCTGATCGACGCGACCAGCGACCGATTTAAGGAAATTAAAGCCTGCGAATTTTTAGAGATCATTAACTGAGGTGGAATTATGAGAACCGAGGTCACCGTCGTGAACATGAGCCAAAGCCAGGTTTGGAGAGCCGGATACGTTTTCGGACCGAAGCAGGAGCGGACCATAACGGTCACCGAAACCGGCTACGCCGAAATTAAAGCCTGCCAGGCCCTGGCCATTTACGAGCCCGGAATCCGCTGCAACCATCCCGGCTGCAACTTCGTAGCCAAAACCGAGGGCGGATTACGCTTTCATAAAAAAGTTCACGACAGAAGCAAGCAGGCGGCCAGACAAGCGGAAGAATAAAGCAAAGGAGTGATCCAGAATGAGTATGAGCTACGTAAGAGCAAACGCGGTCCTAACCGACGCTTTAGGCGGCGGCGCCACACCGCACATCCAGCTGCACGTAGGAAACCCGGGCGCCGCAGGGACGGCTAACATCGCCCAGATTGATACGGACCCGGTCGTCAGGAAACCGATAGCATTTGGCAGCCCGGCAGCGCACCCCTCGAACCAGGAGCAGCGCGTCCTAAACACCGCAGGCGAAGAGCCCGCCATTGAATGGACCGGCGCCCAAATCGACCCCGCCCAGGAAATAACGCACTTTTCAATTTGGAGCGCGTTAACATCCGGCCAGGTCGAATTCATAGCCGCGGTAGCGACACCGAAAACCACAGGATCAGACGGAGTCAGAATCGGCATCGGGGACATCGAGGTAGCGATCGGCGTATTTGCTAAAGACCCCGGATAAGAGGGAGGGCTAACGAATGAGCGATAACATTCGCATTTACATGAACAACCCGACCGCCGGAGGCACGAACGGCACCTTGGTTTCAAGCGGCACCGGATCAACCCCGATCGAATCGGGCTACATTTTAGCGCCCGGATCTGATTACACCGAAGGGGAATGGATCAAGCTCGCCCTGCGCTGCCAATCCGGCTATAAGACCGTAGAGGCAAGCGGGCGGCACGCCAGGGTAACGATTGAGGATTCAACCCACGTTACCAAATGGCAGTTGGCCCCGGACAGCGCCGGGAGCCCCGGCACACCAATGTCCTGGGGAGCCCATCTTGACTTCGCCTCGGAAATCGGAGCGACGAATACGATCTTTTGGGCCAGGGCCCGCGTCCAGGCCGGAGAAGGAGCCGCGAACGATGCCTCGGTAGACATCGAGGTCAACGCGGCGCTGGCAGTAGCATAAACCGAGACCGGGAGACCTGCCGATGGCAACAGTAAACTTAGATTACAAAAAAAGCTGGATCGGAGAAGCGGAGCAGGGGAACATTCTAATCAAGAGGTTTCCCTCCTCCGACCTTTACCCGGGAAGCAGCACCTACCCGATGTTCGATTACGAGGACCGGATCGCCTACATCGAATGGGAGATCGGCGGGACAGTAGCAGGCCGGAAAATCGTAGCGGACAAATACGATGTGGAGACCGACGAAATTTCGTCGGTCTCCACATTAAGCCCCGGAGAAGGAACCGGCACGATTCAAAAACTTTACTGGTATGGCGGGATTGACGCGACAGCGACGATCGGGACCGGAATTTTGGTTGCCACGGAAGAGCCCAACCAGGCCAAAGCCAGCGGCGACACCTGGATTATCACCAGGATAGACCAATGGGAAGAAGAGGCCGTCCCGAACACCTACACCGCCGACACCCTCCGCCAGATCGCTGAAGTAGGGAATTATCCCGCTGATACGGTAAGGCAAATCAGCGCCGGAAACACCTACGCCGGAGACACCGAACGCCAGATTTTAGAGGCCGGTAATTACGAAGCGGACACCGAAAGACAAATCCTCGAGCCCGGGACTTACCCGGCCGATACCGAAAGACAAATTTTAGAGTCAGGCGCTTACGCTGCCGACACCGAACGCCAGATCGCGGAGGACGACGGATACCTGGCCGATACGGAGCGCCAGATTGCAGAATCAGGAATTTACACAGCGGATACCGAAAGGCAAATCGCTGAAGCAGGCACCTACCCAGCGGACACGGAGCGCCAGGTTTTAGAGCCCGGCCGCTACCCGGCGGACACCGTTCGCCAGATTACAGATTACATAACCCTCGCCGGGAGAAGCGCCAGCCAGACCAGAGCAGCGCTGGCAATCGACACCACCGTCCAGGTAGCCGGGACCAGCAGTACCGAAACCCGGACCGAGGCGGAAATTTACACAGCAACTTCAATCGAGGCAAAAAGCGCGACCGAAACCAGGGCGACCATCGTCATGGACAGCCAGGTCGCGATCCACATAAGGTCACCGAGCCAAACGAGGGCGACAGCCACATTGGCAACCGGGATAACCCTGGCCGGGCGCTCAAGCACCACGACCCGGGCGACGGCAGTAACTGAAAACACGATCGCCCTGAGCGGCGAAACAAGAACCACGACCCGGAGCCAAACAACGATCGATGCGGCCGCCTGGCTGGCCGGAAGCTCGACCAGCGGGACCAGGACCAGCGCGGCGATCGAGGTAGAGACTCAGATAAGCGGAAGGTCAGCGACCGGCACCCGGGCCATGATGGCGATGGAAAGCGAAACAGCATTAACCGGGCGCTCAAGCAGCGAAACCAAGGCCCAGGCTGAGATCAGCACCGCGGAGCTGCTAACCGGCGAATCAAGAACAAACACCAGGAGCCAGGCGGAGCTCGACGCGGCCATAAACCTGACCGGCGAATCAAGAACCGAAACCAGGGCGACCGCTCAAATAAAGAGCCAGGCAGAGGTCAGCGGCCGGAGCATTACAGGCACCAGGGCCAGCGCGGTTACCGAGAACCAAATAACCTTAAGCGGGAAGAGCAGCACAAACACCCGCAGCCAAACCGAAATTCACGTTATCGAATACGAGCTGCTCTCGGGCGCCAGCCGGACCGAGACCCGGGCAGCCGGGAGCATCGAGACCGGCATAAGCATAAGCGGCCGCAGCGAAAGCACTACCCGCAGCCAGGCCATAATTTATATAACCGAATACCAGACGGTCAGCGGAGGAAGCCGGAGCAGCACCCGGGCGACGGCCCAGATTGAGGCCAGCATAAATTTAGGTGGCCGATCAGCGACCGGGACCAGGGCCCAGATAGCCATTTCGATAGCCCCGGTCTTAGAAGGGACCAGCACCACAGCAACGCGGGCGGAGCTAACCTTAGAAGCCGAAACGGCGCTGGCCGGGCAGGCAGTAGCGGAAACCCGCTCCCAGGCCGAAATTGAAGCCAGCGTAACAATCGAGGGCCAAAGCAGGAGCACGACCAGGACCCAGGCCGCAACAGAAATGTCAACAAAAATTAGCGGAAAAGCGGCCACCGGGACCAGGGCGGAGGCCCGGCTAACAGTAGACCCAGGAGCGATCGCCGGGCAGAGCTTTACCAATACTCGCGCAAATGTTAAGATTAAGACAGCTATCCCGCGGATTGAAGCGGAGGAATTCCGGCTAAAAGAACTACCGCTTGATTTCTACCTGCGGGAAGAGCCGGACCAATGGGAATACCGGGAAGCCCCGCCCGAATTCTGGCTAAGGGAGTTGAAGCGATGAGAAAGTTTATAAAAGGCGCCATAAGAGAATTAGCGATCGAGGTCATGAGGAAGCGCTGCGAGGACGAATTCACGATCGAGGAAGGAAGTTACGAGGTCAAGAACAAGGACCTGGAGGTCGTCCAAAGCGGGCCATTATACATAGACGGCCACCGCGCCTCATTCATGATGGACAGCACCCTGGAGGGATACGAGATCAACCAGACCTACACGCCTTACTGGACCATAAAAATAGCCGATTTAGACAAGGTTTTGATCGAAAAGATTAGCGCATTCGTGATTACCGAGTAAAGGAGGCCAGCGGCATGACCGAAGAATACTACAGCAACCCGGAGGACGTCATTAACACCACCGGCATTCAGGCCCAGGATTTAGGCTTTCCGACCGACGACCTGCTGAAGGATTGGATAGGCGCCCGCTTGATCGAAATCAAGGACATGATCGACCGGGACCGCAACCGAGACTTTGCCAAGGAAGCGGAGGAAGCCGGGACCGATGTTCCGCCGGGAATCCACGGCATCGCGCTCAGAATGATGAGCAACCACATCGGCAACGCCGCCCTAAGGAGGACGACGCCGATAATCAGGGTAGACGATTTTACGATTAAGGGCCTGGAGGACCAGGTTTTCACCGAGGCGATCAGAAAGGACCTGCGCCGCTACCCAGCAAAATTAGACGGCATTATCAGGCGCCTCGGACTCGTGGTCGTCACCGGAAAGGACGACGAATAAAATGGCCAAGCCGCCAATCGAATACACGGTCGATTGGAATGAAGAGGACCTGCGGCGCTTCACGGAATTAGCCCGGAGCGTTTTTTCCAGGGCGACCCACATTTTAGCACACGAAGTTTGGGGAAACATTTCCAGGGAAGCCCCGACAGACCACGGCCGCCTCGCGGGCAGCTTTATGATAGAGCCGCTCAACGAATACGATTGGCGGATTTACAGCAACGTCGAATACGCGCTCTGGGTTCACGAAGGAACCGGAATCCACGGACCGACAGGGCAGAGAATCGTCCCGGTCCAGGCCAATGTTTTAGTTTTCGA